AATCCGGGGTCGAGACGTGCGGCAACCATCCCTGACGGGCGTCCTCTTTCTTTGCCTTCGTCCACGACTTTGGAATTTCCATCCCGAAAGACAGCATGATGTTGATTGGCTTGGTGGTCGGGTCTTGGTGGAACTCCAGCGCCACCAAATTTCGGATGCGTTCCTCGGCGGCGGCGGTCTTCGCCGGCGTGTAGGTGCGGCCGCGGCTAAAGCGTGGCCGGCCCTTGGCAACGGGCGGGCCGTCGATGGTGAAATCGGCGAGGGGATGGCGTTTCATTCTTCGCCCCGCCAATCCCGCGGCAGATTGATGACCGCCTTGACCCGATGCTTGAGGTGCGCCGTCAACGCATCCTCGACAATGCTGGTCACCGTCACGCCTTCACGCTTTGAAATCATCTGCGCGCCTTCAATTAACGACGGCTCAAGGCGCAGAAAATATGGGGTTTTATTCAATGTGGTATTTTTTTTCAAAAAACTTGCTCTGCCATGTTGACATGCAAGATATACATCGGCTATATATACATCGTCAACCGGGAACGAACCGGTCACTAAAGCAGAAACAACGGAGAAAACAGATGGCAATTATCAAAACCGCCGGCAGACAACATCCCCAATATAAAGAACTAAAAGGGCAAGTCTTGGACACTTTGCCGCTTACAGATGAACTGGCAACTCATATCGCTAGTCAGCACTTGGTCGTGTTACGGGCTTGGGAAATTACCAAGGCACTCCAAGGGGGAAAACGTGTTTCAACCGGCGAATATCGTTACCAAGCATCATAATTATATGCCCCCAGCCCCCGGCTATTAAATTAGCGGGGGCTTTCGGGGTAGGTAAACAGAACGGAGAAAAGCAATGACGAGAATAATCAGAACCCCAGAACTACTCGGCCCCGTTGGCGATATCACACCCAAGCCTTGGGGCGATGACCCTGATTGGTGGAAACTGGAAATGGCTTGGCGAAATGATTATGACAATCAGCCCGGCCCGTCCACCTACTTCAAAAACGGATATTTCAGAGAGGGCGATATCGTGCATGCGTCCAATGGCGTCGGGCGCATAGTGAGTATTTTCTCGGAATACAGTGATTATTCCGGCGAGTTCCGCCCCAAATACAAAGTTCAGTATGTAACCAACAAGGGCGAATGGTCGAAGGTCTGGCAATATGAATACATCGGCCTCATGCAGTACGCTTATGCCAAGGCCGGCGATCCCCTCGCAACTGCACAAATAAACGGAGAAGCCTAATGTCAGAACAGTACGCCAGCGGCATCGAACACACAGGCAAGTACGTTGCCTATTACCGTGTCAGCACCTTGCGGCAGGGCGCCACCGGCCTCGGCATCGACGCCCAACGGGAGACCGTGCAGCGGTTCCTCAACGGCGGCGACTGGAAGCTGGTCGGCGAGTTCGTTGAAACCGAGAGCGGCAAGAAGAATGACCGGCCGCAACTCGACGCCGCCATAGAGCTTTGCAAGAAGACAAAGGCCACGCTGGTGGTCGCCAAATTGGACCGGCTGTCGCGCAACCTCGCCTTCATCACCAACATGATGGATAGCAAGGTGGATTTCGTCGCAGCCGACAACCCGCATGCCAACCGGCTGACCTTGCACATCCTGGCGGCAATGGCCGAATATGAGCGGGACCAAATTTCCGAGCGCACCAAGGCGGCGCTGGCGGCGCTCAAGAAAAAGGGCGTCACCAAGGCCGGCAAGAAAATCGACCGCCTCGGGCAGCAGGACAGCGCCGTGCTGCGCAATATGGGACACAATGGACGCGCCACGCAATCGGCTATCGCCCAGCAGTTCGCTGAAAATACCTTGCCCATCATCGAACAGATTCAAGCGGCTGGCTTGAAAACCCTGCGCGAGATCGCCACCGCCCTCAAGGCCCGCGGCATCAAGACCTCGACCGGCCGCGCCAACTGGCACCCGCAACAGGTCAAGTCAATTTTAGACCGGAAGGGGTAGGGGTGACAGGAATGATTAGGGAACAACCAAAACAGTGCATTGCGGCATTTACACGGGCCGTATGTTCTGATAATGTTCCAAACGGCATATGAGGGCGGCGCCGCGCAAACGAGCGCCACCATATAAAAACGGAGAATAGGGAATGCCCAAAAAAGAAAATCGGTTCTTGCTTAATTCGCAACAGGAACAACTCCGCGCCCTGCGACTGATGGGAACATCTGGCGCACGGCTGGCGATACCGCTATTACACACCGATCATGTTAGAAATGCCGCCAATGTCCTGATGGAACTGGCGCAAGTATTGGACGAGATCGCCGGCCGGAAGAGGCAGACCAACGTGAACAAAATGTTCGACGCCCGCGTTACCGTATATGGCGCCAATCAGGTGCTTAAATCTTACGCGGACGGCGATATGAAGTGGCTGGCGGGAGAAACCGACAGCCGGCTAGACAAGTGGTGAAGGGCCACATTCAACCTAACTGGAAGGAGTGGAAGCATGAGATGTTGTCGCATAATTTATAGTGAGGATAGAACGGAGCCAATCATACAATTTGTGAATTGGGTCTGGGGTTCAATCCTAGCAGCAGCGTTGATTTTTATCGCCTTGACGGCGGCGCTGGTGCTGCTATCGGTTTTTGAGGTCTGATCATGGACCTCTTTGACCGATACCCGGCAGGACCGGGAGTGGCGACCGTTGATACATCAATCGACGCCGCTGAACAAGTGCGGCCGCGGGTCAGCACGCTGCGCGAAAAGTGCCTGACGGTGCTGTCGCGTGGTGGCTTTACCGCGGACGAAATCGCCGACCGGCTGGGGGAAAGCATCCTCACCATTCGCCCCCGTGTCACGGAACTCAACAAACTTGGAATGATAAAGGACACTGGCGCCCGCCGGCCCAATTCGTCGGGCCGCAAAGCCATCGTCTGGTGTCATGCCGATGGTTGGAAAAGTAACGGTAAAGCCATCGTCTGGTGTCATGCCGGTTGAGCAATATTGGGCTGTCAAGCCCGCTGACAACAACCCTAAAACATACACAACAGGAGCCATGAAATGGTTGGAAAAGTAACGGACGATAAACAGATGAGTGTTTCACGACTGCCCGCTCTATTGGGGCATTCGCCCTACAGTAGCCGCAATGAGGAACTTCAATATTCGAGGGATGCCATCGCCGGCACCCTTGAACCTTGGGCCGGCAACGAGGCAACAGGCTGGGGGAATACACTAGAGCCGGTCTGCATCAAGATCGCCGGCGAACGCCTCGGCGTGGACCGGCTGGTGACCGAGATCACCGAGCCGTACATCCACCCGGAACTCCCCCTCCAGGCATCGCTCGACGCTGTCGGTGAGTTCGAGAAACCGGTGACGTTCGTCACCGATCCCGACGCCGGCATCTATGTGGTCGGCGCCGACATCATTACCCTGGACGGCTGCGGTTGCATCGAAAACAAGGTCACCTCGGTGCGGCCGGAAGACGTGCCGGCGCTGCATCGCGGCCCGATCCAGGCGCAGGGTCAGATGATGTGTTCTGGATTCAAGTGGGCCGCGGTATGCGTCCTGTATCAAGGCATCGAAATGCGGATATTCCTGTTCGCGCCGCACCCTGGCACCGTCGCCGCCATCTCGGAAGCGGTGCTGGATTTCGACCAGCGCCTCACGACGGGCGAATGGTACGATCTGGAACGGGCCCACCCCGGCGATGCGCTACTGCTGTACCCGGAAGCAGATGAGGAGGTGCCGATCATCCTTGAAGCAGAATGCGCGACCTTCGCCAAGGCCATAGTAACTTCTAAGGAAGCGATCAAAACGTGTGAACAGGTGATAGGTGACGCAAACCTCGCGATCCAGAGTTATATGGGCAACCACGGCCTCGCCAAGTGCGGCGCCTACGAGATCAAGTGGGGGATGCGAAACATGAAGGCGCAGCCGGAAAAGACCACGCCGGCCAAGGCGGCGAAGACTGTCCGTTCCAAGACGGTAACCGTGAAGGAGGTGGCGTGATGGGTATCCCAGCAACCACCGGCATGCTGACGCCGACCACGTTCGAAGGCGCCGTCAAGTTCAGCGAGACACTGGCGTCGTCATCGATGGTGCCGGCAAACTTTAAGGGAAAGCCCGGCGATATCCTTGTCGCCATCCAATGGGGCAGCGAAATAGGTTTGCCGCCGATGCAAGCCTTGCAGGGAATTGCCGTCATCAATGGAAAGCCGGCCATATATGGCGATGCCATGATGGCGCTGGTGACCAGCCACCCAGAATATGGCGGGCATCAAGAAAACATCGAAGGGGAAGAGGCTACTTGCACGATTGTGCGGGTGGTAAAAAACCGAGACGTTGTCACCACGCGGACATTTTCTGTCGGTGATGCCAAACGCGCCAACCTGTGGGGGAAGGGCGGTCCCTGGAAGCAGTATCCAAAAAGGATGCTGGCGATGCGGGCGAGGGGATTTGCGGTGCGCGATGCGTTCCCCGACGCCCTCAAAGGCGTCATCAGTGTAGATGAGGCAGAAGACTATCCGATCAAGGATGTCACGCCGCCGGTGAACCCGCTCGACGCCATTGCGGCGCCGAAACCGGGAAAAAAGGCCAGCGAGGTTGAGGCCACAGAGGCTTCAGAGGTGGCCGATGGCCCTGGGGTGCCGGAAGATACGCAAACGCTTGAGGCGTCCTCTGAGACGCCTGTCGAGGAAATGGACCCCGATGCCCCGGCGTGGGAGTTGGTTATGCCCAATGACGGCGAGATCGACGCCTGTGGGTCCGTATCCGAGTGGATCGCCACGTTCACCGACGTGGTCAATCGCATCGCCGACGATGGCGAATGCATTTTCACTGTTCGCCGGCACGATATCGCCGCGTTCAAAAAGAAAAACAACGACACCATCGCCCGTATTAAGGATGAGGCTCCAGCGATGGCGGAACAGCTTGCCAAGGACTACAGGCGGCTGATCCGCATGCTGTCGGCGAAGGCGAAGGAGGCGGGAGAATTGAGTGCCAAGGCGAAGGAGGCAGGGGAATGAGGGCGGGCCTGACCAAGCAGCAGCGGCGGTGCCTGGAGTTTATCGATGGATACATCGATGCCAATGGCAACGCGCCAAGCTATGAGGATATTCTCAATGGTATGGGGTTGGCGTCGAAGAGTGGCGCCTCTCGGCTGGTAACCGCATTGGAAATGCGCGGCTATATTACGCGGTTGCCTCACCGAGCCAGGACCATCGCCATCGTCGCAGATGTTGACACAGAGGTGCCAAAGCTGCGACAGATCGCGGCGGCGGCGAAGATATATTTTCAGGCCCACGATGCCTGGCAAGTGTTTCGCCAACGCCATCCACATCACGCCGACAACTCAGAGTACCACGCGCCGCTGGTATCGGAACGGTTCAATAGGCTAAAGGAACTGGTGCAATGAAAGGGAAAGCAAAATGGATATCGTCATCGGCATCATCGCCATATTGATCATGCTAGTGTCTTTGTAAATTCCAGCGCCCGGTTTCAATACCGGGCGTTTTTCTTAGCTATCGATACCGGGAATTTTACCGCCTCGCCACTGGGAAATGTAGTACCACAATGACCTCGCGGTTTGGACCAGACACCCACGCAACCCCATCATGATGAACGCGGTTCCTGGGCCAGCCGCAACCAGAACGATTTCGTCGGCGACAACCGTGGACAACGGCGGTGACTTGTTGAAGGCCGCGATAAATACCTCTGCATCATCGCCGGTCAATATCGTCGGATCGACGCCCGTCTGCTTACGCGCTTCTGCGCGCACCGTTGCCATGGTAGACGTGGCACACACCTCCACCGGCACTGGCACCGCCACCGGCACCGACGTGACGTTGGCCACGCATGCACCCAAAATTGCCGTGAACATTGCAGCATGGAATATCCGCGGCATCGGTCAACTGCTAAAAATTTTCATCCAGAAACAACTCCCGCTCCATGGATCGGCGACGAACAAGCCCGCGGTAAATACGCCCAGCGGCGCGGCGCCACCATTGAAATTCATCGGCCGCATCGAGCCTGTGTCCACGGTTCAGAGCCATGCGGAGTTTTGATCTTTGCAGGTTCCCGGCGCCGACATTGTAGGTAAAAGAGACCAGACTGCTGAACTCGTTCGCGTTCAAATCCACTTTGACCAGACGCGAGACAAACCCTTCCGTAGCCACGACATCGCGTTTGAGAAAAGCCTCTGCATCGGCCCGCGTAATCGGCGCCAGGTCCATCGTGAGAGGTCGATTATCCCAGCCACGGGTAGTGCCATGGCCCACAGTAACAACGCCGCCCACATCCAAATACGGTCGGCGGCGGAAACCTTCGCATATTTTGATGATGTGAAGTCCAGCATCATTTGTTTGCATTTCGACCGAACCTACGGTCGCCAAACCAGAACGAAATTATGGCGGCGAAAATTGCCATGAAATCCTCATCGAGTATCTGGCGCAGGGCGTCGATGGTGACGCCGTCCTGGCGTATCAACAGGAACGCGATGGCGTATGTGATGATGCACCACTCTATGACGAACAAGTAAGTGACTATCGGCCTCACTGAGGAACTGAGGTTTATGAAGAACTGAGATGCCTTGCGTACCACGCTGGCATGCTCTTTATGAACCGCCTCGATCTCGCGGATGTTGGCTTCGATGGCGGTCTTGTCCAGTTCGATCTCGGCTTGCGCCCGCATAATCTGAAGCTCATGGATTTTATCAGATTTATCTTGAAAATAATCCATGACCTTGGGCAGGAACGATGTTCCAAAACCCAGCAGTGATCCGAGAAGTGTCAACAATTCATTTACTCCTAAGATATGTTAGATACCTGGCGCCGGTCTTGATGTCGGCGAATGGGTGGATAAATTCGGTTGCGCTTTCGGCCTTGGGATCGATGACCAGCATGACGGATGCGCCGTGCCGATTGTCGCGAAACTGGTGGATTGCCGCCCACGCATCGATCCACTTGTAGCCACGCGCCCGCATCATGGTTACCCAGCGCCCATCATCAAGTTCTTCCTGGGTGATGGCACAGTTGTGATGGTGGCCGGCGACATATACATCGGCGTTTTCTTCCCAAAGCGCCGCACGTTTCTGACCGTGTAGCTTGTTGTATATGCTGGTGCCTTTGTGGTTGTGCGCCGCGTCGATACGCGCTTCTTTGCCGTTGGGGAACACCAGCTTAAATTGCGCCCGCCAATCCAACATAGGTATCTGGTGGGCGTTCAGTGTCTTGATGTACGCAGCGAACTCGCCATCCATCAGATCGTGGTTGCCCATCAACCAGATCAGCCAAGGCACACCAC